TCCATTACCTGTAATTCTAGATCCAGCGGGTCTAATCATATTAATGCCAATACCAACACCGCCGCCATGCTTGGCTAATAGCATCATTTCTAAATTCTTCATGCCTATTTCATTAATGCTGTCTCCAACATCAATTCCAAAACAACTTATAGGTAAGCCTCTATCTGTACCAGTGTTTGATAGCACAGGCGAAGCTAGGCATAGCCATCCATCCCATATATACTGAAAGAAACGATCAGCCATTTCAGGCTTATATAATCTTCTAGCTACAGTTTTAGCAACTCTCCAATAAGCATCTTTAGGTGTTTCTCCTTGTAATAAATAACCTCCAGTTATTGTTTTCTTATATTCGTCAGTATCACCCCACATAGGGTAATCCTCACCTTTTTTCCATTCGTTATCCCACATTATATATTGTATAAATAAATTAAATATCCTATTGTTACATTTAAATTTACAGCAACTAAATTCCATTGCTTAGCTACAAAAACTTGAGGTATAGATAATACGCCTCCTGTAACATAAGTAATTCCACCTATTGCTCCATAAGATAAAAGATATGGTGACATCATAATAAAAGCTGTACCCATATACCCTAATCTATTTGCTAATCTTTCGGCAGCAGATAATCTTCTATCCTGTACTAATGCTCTTAAAAATCTTTGTTTAAAACGATATTCACATTTTTTACAGGTGCGTTTACCATATCTAAATTTATCAGTTGATTTTTCTTTATGGCATTTATTGCACTTTCTCATTACCAAATATCTTCAAAATCTTCACCCTCGTTTGCTTTGGAATAATCAGTCGGACGAACAGCAAAAAAATCAGTATGAGTATGCCCCCCGGTAAGATGATAGAACCAGTCAAGATTTTCCGCTCCTTTTTTGTCAAATTTAAAGTGCTCCCCGTGGTTGCTGTAACCCAATTCTTGCAGTTTTTCATTGAGACGTTTTCTAATAAATTGTTTGAGGTCGTAAGCTCTAAGGTTTTCAATATCTCCTTGTTCGAACATTTTGTCAATATACTTTTCTTCTGCTTTAAGCATTGCCTCTGCTGCTGCAAGCACATCTTTTTTACAATCATTTAATAATTTAGGATTTTCTTCGCACATATGCCTAAAAAGCTGACAACCCATTTTTGAATGTAAAGATTCATCTCTTACACTCCACTTCATTTGTTGCCCTATTCCCTTGAGAAGATTGCGTAACTGGAAACTATAAAGTACAGCAAAAGCAGAGTAAAGACTAACTCCTTCTGCGAATGCGCTAAATATTGCAAGGCTTTTTGCAATTCCAATGGGTTCATTTCCATCATAACTAACTAAGTTATCAAAGCGTTCCATTGTTGCTTCATCTTGTAAAAACGCTTCAAAGTTTTCTAATCCTAATGTTTCATTTAAATAACTATAGGCTACAGCATGTATGGTTTCTTGAGATCCAAACATCATAGCCATTTGTCTTATCTCATGCTTAGGAAACCACGATACAACTTTTTGGGTCCAATAATCAGATACAGCACATTCCGTTTGTGCAAATCCCAAAAGTATATTTCCAACCAAGTTCTTTTCTGCTTTGGTAAGTTTTTCATTCCAATCTTTGACATCACCTGACATTGGTATCTCTGTATGAAGCCAAAAAGCTTGTGCTTGTTTAAGCCACCCTTCTGTGTAATATTCGGGGTATTCAAATGGTTTATATGGTATTCTTTCATCAAATAGACTCATCTTTGTCTTTATCTTTTTTATATTGTTCTTTTAAATCTTCTAAAGCTTTATCATAATCAGGTAACTTTTTCACAAGTTCCATAGTTCCAATACTTAAATCCTTAAGATTGTTTACTTCATTAATAAGTCTTGTAACTGCACCACCTAAAGCTTCTACTCTATTTTGCATTTCAATTAATGTAGATTCTTTCATTTTCCTTGTCCTCTATATTTTTTAATATAATTTTTACTTGTTTTTAAATTAGAGCTTTTTGTTTTTGCGTGCACACCAGGTCTTTTTACTTTAGGCTTTTTGATAAAAGCCACAAAATTCATTTTCGCTTTAGCCATTTTTAAATATTAATAATGATATGTCAATAAATGGTAGATACAATACATGCTCTACAAAATCTTCCTCAACGTAAGATCTTATTCCAAATAATATCCCCGGGTAAAATCCTAAACTTAATTCCCAGCTTTGCATACGCTCTGTTCGTTAAAATAATATAATAACATTTTCATATGAAAATCTATTCTTTCTCTGTAATGATCAGGTAACTTGAATTCCGTGTTTTCCGTGTATTCTAACAATATCTTTGTATTTTATTACTTTATTATTTAGTAAATTTTTAATGTCTTTTTGCAATATTCTTTTGCTATACATTAACCGCGATTGTTTTTTCTGATATTCTTTATCATATGAATTGTTAAGTCCACTTCCTTCTGATTTTGCGGTTTGTAAAGCGTCTTTCCAATATTGTTTTTCGTGAGCCATAATTTAAATAATTTCCATCTTATAGGGAAAGATTCATTAGCTCTGCCCTTGCATTCTATTATAAAATCTTTACCTACAAAATCTGGAGTGTATTTTATTCCTAAAATTTTTTTATTACCTCTATTTATATATTCACCTTTACCATTTGATTGCTTTTCAAAAGATTCATTTTGAAAATGAAAAGGTTCAACCAATTGATAAGATTCATTCTCGTAACCTTCAAATAGCTTTTCTTTTTTTAAAGCCATATAGGTATAACGCTCAAGACCAGAAGCAAATTTAATACCATCATATGATATTTTTTTTGCTTGAACTGGTCCGCGTTTTTTAGATTTTCTTTTCATGTTCTATTTGTTGTCCACATACTACCGAAATCTGGTTCAGGATATGCTGACACAGCTTCAGGATCAACTACTTCAATATCTTTTATATAACATTCTTCAATTTCTTCTCTAAGCGACATCTTAGCTTTTTCAAGATAATTAACAGCATCCATTAATTCTTCTTGTAAATGTGTTAGCCAAGCATCTAAAGGCTGGTTATCATCATATAAAGTAACACCGTACTTTTTATAACCAACATCAGAACGTTGTTTTATTTTATCTACTACTTGTTGTATAATTTTATCACGCATCTTTTACAAATGTTCCGTTAATCATTCTACCAGTTCTATTAGATATTTCATTGTAAGCAGAATCAATACAATGCTCAATTCTGGTACCTGCCAATTCGGCGAGATTAGTAAGGACAACAACGCAATCACCAATAGCATCAATAATCCCGTCTTTATTATCCTTAAGAATAGATTGAGATAGTTCTCCAGTCTCTTCATATAATTTTACTAATTGTGTTTTAACATCACCTTGGCTTATTAAGTTGCGATCATTAGCCCAGCTTCTTATTTTATCAAATATTTGCAAATCATCTGCCTCTACATATTTTTCAAATGGACTAGCTTCTGCCATAGCTTTATTATAAATATAACAGGTAGAAGGTCCAAACTGACTACTGTAAGAATTACTAATAACCCAATCAATTTTATCTTGAGCATCAAGCTTGAATTTTCCATAAGGCGTATTTATTTCTATATCCGCTAGAAACGATCCATTTAAATCTGATTTAGGTATTTTAAATGTTGTTGTTGCGTCTGACGATGTATGTTTCTTCATTCTTTTAAATAATTTTTTATAAGGCTTTAAATCTTTTTTATATCCATATTGCTGCTGTAATATTGATTCTGCATTAGATGCTTCATCTATACTTTCAGTTTCTAACAATATTTCATATTCATTTTCTTTATAACCTTGTTGCTCGGTTACTCTTCGTTGCAAATTTGTTGTGCAACCAATTTTTTTTCCGGGTATATGATATATATAATACATTATGTCGATAATGGTGCTTTAATTGGTTCTAGTGGTTTATAATCTTTTAAGATTATATCTTCATGTGTTGGCATAACAATCGGCCAACTTAATCCAGTTCTTAACTCTACTGTTGGTAATTTTTGATCTTCTCTACTAAGGTATTCTTTTGCTTGATCAATATGATTATTGTATAAATGTGTATCACCTAAAAAAGCTGTTAATCTGCCAGGCTCATAGCCATTACCTTTAGCTAACATTAATAACAATAAACCATACATTGCAATATCATAAGGTAATCCTAAAAATATATCAACAGATCTTTGATTCCAAAGCAAATCTAGTTTACCGTTATTAATATATACTTGAAAGCCATAATGACATGGAGGAAGTACCATATCAGAAAGATCATTGGGATTCCATAGGCTAACCATGAGGCGCCTCGATGATGGTTCTTGTTTAATCTGCTTGAGTAATGCTTCAAGCTGATCATAACCATTAAAATTCCTAAGTTGCTTGCCATAAACTGGGCCCAAAGTATTGTCTGACCTACCAGACCGCTCATAATCATCATTCCAATAAGTAAGGCCGTGGTCGTGCAAATAATTGATGTCAGTCTTTCCTTGAAGGATCCATAATAATTCCGTAACTGCATGCTTAAAATATATTTTTTTAGCTGTTAATAATGGGAATCCAAAAGCCATATCGTGGTTAAGTACTCGTCCAAAGACAGATCTTGTCCCAGTGCCTGTTCTATCTTTCTTCGGTGTTCCTCCGTGGAGAACTCCCGATAATATTCCCCTGTATTCATCTTGTACGTTTATCATAATAATATTTCATTGTGTTATATAATGCTTGGTATACATTATCTATTATATAAACGTTCGGAGATAAATAAGTTTTTTCTCCACGCTTATATGGTCCAATTGCTATTTCAATACGCCATTCTTCTGGGTACATACCTTGTTGCGTTGGTTTAGTAGATATTCTAATATCATTGTCTACACAATATTTATACCATTTTTTTTCATCTTCATTTGGTACATAATTTATAGAAGATAAACCTTTATAGCTTTTATTGTTTTTTGATTTTAATCCACTTCCCATGGCATAACGTAATCATTTGTGTTTTCAACTGGTAAATAATCACCACTATTATTATCCCATTTAAAATGGGCTTCAGCTTGATTCTCACCTAAGTTTTGAAACTTTACTTTAAGCACCTTAACTTTGACGGTTTTTTTATTGTAATCGCGATGAACAAGTAAGCCGTGATATGACGCATCATACCATTCACCGCCTCCTTTGATGCTATACATAGTTGGTTCATCAATTGTACCATCTTCTTTTTTATGCATTTTAGTTGGGTGAGCAACTATAATTACAAGCACGTCGTATTTTTTAGCAAATGCTTCAACCCTAGTTAAATATTCCATTGTAGCATCTGGTATACTCATATTGCTAGCTCCTTGCATTTTAACTTTATTGTAAGGATCTATAACTAAACATTTAATACCTTTGCGTTTTACAAGCTCAGCGCCTTTCTTTAATACTTCATCAAGATCGTATCTTTCATTTTCTATGAAATAGAAATTATCATTTACAGTAGTAATTATATTGTTCCATCTGTCTGTACCAATATCCTTTTCGCTTGGCATCCATCCGCCTATTTTTCGTATAAGTTTATGTACATGCAAAAAAGTTGGTTTGTTTTCAGGTGAAGCAAATGCTGTTTTCCAACCGTATTTTAAGTTGTATCCCACCACCATTCTATCA